AAACTTCAATGGATGGTGACTTCGATACAGGTAATGTTCGCTACAAAGCTAGAGAGCGTTACTCCTTCGGAGTATCTGATCCTCTGGGAATCTACGGATCTCCAGGCTCAAGCTAAGACATTTGGGGCAGGATGCCACTCCCTGTGCCTGCCCCTTTTGTTTTTTATCCTGACGGTTGTTCCATGTGGAGCAATTGACACTAGCCAAGACAGGAGAACAAAATGGCTAATACTACTTTTTCTGGAGCAGTTCGCTCCGAAAGCACCTTTAAAACAGTCAGCAAAAATAGTACCACTGGTGCAATAACAGAAGTCGCCACGCTAGGTGATGGCCCTGTTAGTCTTGCTGATTCAGATGTAACGCTTACTAATGCCACCCATAGCGGAAGAATTTTATTAGTTCCAGATGGCGGTCAGGACAACACCTACACTTTGCCAGCACCAATAGCTGGTTCAATGTTCAGGTTTGTCTACGCTGGTGGAGCGGCTGATGCTACTGATGCAATCATTGTAACTCCGGGCAACTCTAACTTTTACATTGGCGGTGTCACATTTCTTGACACTGACAACGAGGTTAGTGCGGTTTTTTCTAATGGTAGCTCAAACAGCAGTATCCAAATAAATGTTCCTGCTGGTTTTGATGTGACAATTATGGGCTTAAACACCACTAATTATCAGATCTTCGGCACTGTGACAGGGGCAACTGCGCCTGCATTCGCTGACCAGTAAGATTAGTTTATAGGTGGCTGGCTTCGGTCAGCCATACCTAAACATGAAAGCGAGGTGCGAAAATGGCTGATGCAGTAGCCACTCAAACAATTCAAGATGGCGCAAAGACCGCCATATTTCGTTTTACCAATGTCAGCGATGGCACTGGTGAAAGCGCAGTGACCAAAATAGATGTGTCTAGCTTGTCGAATGACCCAATGACAGACCAAGCTTGTTCGTCTGTTGTTATTGAAAAAATTTATTACCAGACCATTGGAATGGGCGTAAAGATATTTTTTGACGCGACAACGGATGTCTTGGCGTGGCAGTTAGCCGCTGATTGGGCAGACACATTAGACTTTTCAGATTTTGGCATACCGGACACAGAAGCTTCTGGTACAACAGGCGATGTTAAATTTACAACTGTTGGTCATTCCAGTGGCGATGTATATGTAATCGTTATGCAAGTTAAAAAGCGATATGGCTAATGAAGGCCAAAGTCTCCAAGGCAATGAAGGAATTCAAGTGTCAAAGAGTTGCGGATAATGGCAGTTAAGAAAAAAGCTAAACCTAAGTCAAAACCTAAAGCTAAAAGCAGAGTTAACGAAGCTGGTAATTATACCAAGCCCACCATGCGTAACAATCTTTTTAATAAAATTAAAAGAGGTTCTAAAGGCGGCAATGCTGGGCAGTGGTCTGCGAGAAAAGCCCAGATGCTAACAAAGCAGTATAAAGCGGCTGGTGGTGGATATAAGAACTGATGGCTTTAAAAAAGTCTCAAAAAAGTCTGAAGAAATGGACCCAGCAGAAATGGCGTACCAAGTCAGGTAAACCATCAACGCAAGGACCGAAGGCTACTGGCGAGAGGTATCTTCCAGAGAAAGCTATTAAGTCTTTATCGTCTAAAGAATATGCCGCCACTACTAGGAAGAAAAGAAAGGACACCAAGAAAGGAAAACAACATTCTTCTCAGCCTAAAAAGGTAGCTAAGAAAACAGCGAGGCATAGAAAATGAGTTTGACTGATGCTGAAAAAAACAGACTAAAAAAAATTGGGCTGTCAGGATTAAACAAACCCAAAAAAACACCTGGTCATGCTACAAAAAAAGGTGTGGTGGCTGTTAGGGACAAAGGCAAGGTTAAGATCATACGGTTTGGTGATCAAAAGATGGGCCACAACTATTCTGATGAAGCTAGGAAAAGCTTTAAAGCTAGACATGCTAAGAATATCAAAAAAGGCAAAACATCTGCGGCTTATTGGGCAAACAAAATGTTCTGGGCTGGTAAAGGGGGAAGTAAGAAAAGCCCACCTAAATCACAGAAACAGAAGTTCGGTAGAGGTTAATGGCTATTAGTCGAGCGCAAATGGGAAAACAAATTAAAAGTTCTCCTGCCAAAAAAAGAAAGAGGAAAAGGAAAAGGTAGATGGCAACTAGCGGCACATATACATTCGACCTCGATCTGGCAGATGCGATGGAAGAGGCATTTGAAAGAGCAGGTAGAGAATTAAGAAGCGGATACGATTACAGGACGGCCAGAAGAAGCTTAAATCTTCTTATGCTTGAATGGCAGAACCGTGGTCTTAATCTGTGGACGGTAAGAAATACAACTCAGGCTTTGACTGCTGGAACAACGTCTTACACTCTTTCGGCAGATGTTCTGGACATCGTAGAAGGATATATCAGGACTGATGCTGGGGATGTAACCAAACAGTTTGATCAGGCAATGACAAGAATATCAGTTAGTGATTACTCACAATTATCCAACAAACTGACAAAAAGCAAGCCTTTGCAATATTATGTCGAGAGAAGCCCTACAGGGATTATTATTCATGTATGGCCTTCTCCTGACGATCAGGCAACCTACACCTTCGGGTATTATTATATGCAGAGGATAGAAGACGCAGGAAGTCCTGCGTCTAACAACATGGATGTACCTGCTAGGTTCCTGCCGTGTTTGGTGGCTGGTCTTGCGTATCAAATTAGCATGAAGTTTCCTGACTCCGCACCAAGATCACAGTTTCTAAAAGCAGACTATGAAGAACAGTTTACCCTTGCGGCAGATAGCGACAGAGGGAAAGCTTCTCTGTTCATATCCCCTGGAGGATATCAGTTTTGAGTAGATTTGCTGGCGGGAAACATGCTTACGGGTTTTGTGACATGACGGGGTTCAGGTATAAAATCAAGGATCTTGTTCCTGAAATTGTCAACCAAAGACCTACCGGATTTCTTGTTGGCAAGGATGTTGTTGATCCTGACCAGCCACAATTGCAACTTGGAAAGGTTAAGGTAGACGACCCTAAATCTTTAAGAAATCCACGACCAGACAGGGCTTTGGATGAAAGCAGAGAGCTTTTTGCATGGAATCCTGTGGGTGGAGGAATTACCCAACTAGGCAGCCGTACTGTGGGATTAGATATAGAAGCTCAGTCTGGAACTGTTACGGTAACAACGAGCTAAAGGAGAATCATGGCAAAGTTAGAAGTTTTTCAAAATGGAAATTTTTCTTCGGGGGAGCCTGTTTATCAAATTGGCACTAAGCTAAAAGACGGCGAATACGGTGAATACGGCGAGTATGACATTGTTGTTTTTGATGCAATGACTAAAGAAGAAGCAGAGAAAAGACTTGCTGAAATTCAGCCAGTTAAGAAAGCTACGGTAAAGCCAAAGAAAAAACCAACAGCTAAAAAAGTTGTACCTGTTCCAACAAAAGCGGAGCTTCAAGCTATGACCAAGGGGGATTTAGAAATTGCTATGAGGAAACATGGGCTGGAGCTAGATAAAAGAAAAACGAAAGATTCGATGATTAAAGAATCTTTGTTATTCTTGAAAGGTAAATAGCATGGCATGGACATTTACTACGCTTAAAAGCGCAATTCAGGATTATCTAGAAACAACTGAAACTACATTTGTTTCTAATCTTTCGGTTATTATACAGCAGGCAGAAGACAGGATATTGAAATCTGCACAGCTACCGGACTTCAGAAAAAATAGTCTTGGCACTACATCAGACGGGAATAAGTATCTTTCATGCCCAAGCGATTTTCTAGCCCCTTACTCTCTTGCTATTAATAATAGCGGATATGAGTTTCTCCTTTTCAAAGATGTCAACTTCATAAGGGAAGCCTATCCTGTATCAACAACAGAAGGCGTACCGAAATGCTATGCTTTGTTCGATGATGCGAATTTTATTCTTGGCCCTACCCCAAATGCTAATTTTGACGCAGAACTACACTATTTCCATAAACCCGAATCTATTACCGCTTCCTCTTCCGGCACTAGCTGGCTAGGAACTAATGCCGAAAGCGCATTGTTGTACGGATGTCTGGTTGAGTCCTATACCTTCCTGAAAGGAGATCCCGACCTTATGCAGCTATACTCAGGAAGATATGAGCAGGCGATGGTAGATTTAAAAGCTATGGGCGAAGGATACGACACTACAGACAGTTATAGATCAGGAGCCGTCAGGCAAGCGAGGACATAATGCTGGAAGTCAGCACATCTCAAGCAGGAAATGTAAACGTAATTGCAACACAGAATGAAGGGTTATCAGTAGATTATTGGGCAGAAAGAGCAACCAACACTATTGTCAGTGTAGGCTCTCAAAGCCATCCTGTCATTTCTGAACAGGCAAATGCGTTCAAGCAGGAAGTTTTACATGTTGTAAAGCATTACATGCATGAAGCAATTAAAAGCAAAAAAACGGATCTCGTTGCCGAATTTGAGCAAGGCGGTTATCAAGACATGGCAGAAATTTTAAGGAAAATGTAAAATGGCTATTACTCAAGCAGTTTGCACTAGCTTCAAACAGGAGTTATTGCAGGGCATACATAATTTTACTAGCGGAAGCGGTGGAGGCACTACAACCTCTACTGGTTCGGGTAACTCTTTCAAGATTGCATTATTTACAAGTAGTGCGAGTCTTGGGGCAGGAACCACAGCATATAGCTCCAGTAACGAGGCTAGCGGAACCGGATATACTAGTGGTGGGGCCGCGTTAACCAATGTAACCCCCACAACGTCAAGCACTACCGCTTTGACAGATTTTGCGGATGTGACATGGAGTAGTTCAACCGTTACAGCAAGAGGGGCTTTAATCTACAACTCCTCGACTACTGCGGGGTCTGCAAATAGGGCAGTTATTGTTCTTAATTTTGGAGCAGACAAGTCTTCTTCTTCTGGGGACTTTACTATTCAATTTCCTACGGCTGATGCAAGCAACGCGATTATTCGGATAGCCTGATGGCCGATGTAACAATTTATTTCTCTGGTTATAACAGTATAACGCAGGGATATAACGAGGGCGGTTACGAGCAAGATGTAGGGTTTACTGCCTCCACCAGCGCAACAAATTCGGTAACTGTAGTGCAGGGATCTGGGGTAACGGTGTCGGCCTCTGGCGGTGCGGGGACTTCGGCAGTAGGAAGCGTCACTGTTGTTGAAGGGTCAGGAGTAACTGTTACTCTTACAGTGTCCCCATTAACGGCTTCCGCTGGGTCAGTAGATGCGGAGGCTGGAACTGGAGTTACGGTAAGCCCAGACGGGGTTTCAGTCACGGCTTCTGCCGGAACCATAAATATATGGGAGAGGATAGATCCTGATCAAACTCCTGGATGGACAGAAATAAGCGTTTCCCAGACACCAAGCTGGACAGAGATAAGCACATCCCAAACACCAGAATGGACAGAGATAGCGGCATAAATTATGGCATCGACTTATGTAAACAATCTAAGAGTAGCAGAGCCAGCAGACGGAGATTCTGATTGGGGTACTAGCACCAATACATCTCTTGAGTTAATTGGCGAAGCGTTAGGTATAGGATCTGAAGCGATAACTACCAATGCGGATACCCATACCAGCACCGTGGCTGATGGGTCTACGGATGCTGCCAGAGCATTTCATCTGAAATACACAGGTACGCTTGATTCAACTTGTACTATTACTATTGCTCCGAATACGATGAAAAGAGTGCAGATCATTGAAAATGCTACTTCAGGTAGTCAATCTATTGTTATCAGTCAAGGTAGTGGTGCAAATGTCACCATAGGCACAGGTAGCACAAAAATGGTGTACCTTGACGGAGCAGGTGCAGGAGCCGCTGTAGTAGAATGCTTTTTTGGTGATTCAAGCGTGGTGACGGCAAAACTGGCCGCTGATTCAGTGACTCAAGCTAAGATAGCCGATGATGCCGTGGGGGCAGACCAGCTTGCAAGTTCAGCGGTGGTAACAGCTTCCATAGTTGACGATAATGTGACACAAGCGAAAATAGCTGATGATGCGGTGGGAGCAGATCAACTCGCTGCAAGTGCCGTGGTCACTGCCTCCATAGTTGATGACAGTGTGACTCAAGCTAAAATTGCCGATGATGCCGTGGGTGCGGATCAGCTAGCAGCAAGTGCTGTAGTGACTGCATCTATAGTTGACGACAATGTGACTCAGGCGAAGATAGCAGACGATGCGGTGGGAGCAGATCAGTTGGCATCAGATGCGGTGGTAACAGCGTCTATCGTGGACGATGCCGTGACTCTTGCGAAAATGGCAAGTGGAACGGATGGAAATATAATTAGCTACGATGCTTCAGGAGATCCTGTGGCAGTGGCAACGGGTAATTCAGGACAAGTTTTAACCTCTGCTGGAGCAGGAAGCCCTCCAGCATTCGCGGATGCCGCGTCTAGTGGAGTTGGCGTAGGACAAGCATTTTATATGGGACTAATGTAATGGCGGTCAAAATATCAGGCGTTAATTTAAGCGCAAACACAACAGCAAACATAGGGCAAGCAGGTTCTTCTGGAGGTACTTATACAGTCCATATCCTCAATCGGGGAACTGCTTCTGCTTTAGTCCAGTTAGGCGTGGGAGATAGCTCTGCAACTTTTGACACAAGTCAAAAATTGCTTGAGTCTACACTCATAGGTGTGAATGAAAGTATGACTTTCTCTCCAATTGTTTGTGGAGCTTCAGACTATGTCATTGGTAGATCGTCAATCGCTAATGTCAATATGGTGATGATGGGGTTCGATGAGTGATGGCTGGTTTAACTACAAATATAGTGACGAGTAAAAATAAAGCAAGACCAGAATGGCCTAGCCCGGACATGACGCTTACTCCTTTTTACGGCATGAACACAGACCATGATGGGTATATATATTTGCCGCCGTTTGCTGACGCAACGGATTCAAAGTCCTCGATCAGAGTGAATCTTCAATCTAACAACGACACGATTATGTACTATGATGAAGATGGAGCAGCTATCACTGATGGCGTGTGGAATGGAGGTATGACCGTTGATGAGGCCAGCGGGTCAGCCAACACCGAATATTGGTCTGGAATGTATATGGACTCCACAGACAACATGCTTTACATGGTCACAATGGACATCAACACAGACCCTGACACTCTTTATTTCAGCAAGGTTAACAAGAGCGGCACTGTGACCGCGATAGGAAATGCTGCGTTGGGAAACACCTCAATGAACTATACTGGAGTATCTTGGTTCGACAACGAAACCGGACCAATGTATCGGGCTGGTGGGGATGGATCTGGAAATTTTGTCATTCCATTTTCCCACACAGCGGGAGGAAATGCGGCTGCTGGCGTACCGAATAGGGGAGTCAACATTACTATAGCAGCTAGCGATGGGGCTTTGACTTATAGTTCTTTGTACGGAACAAATTTCGGCACTGTAACCCCGTTTATGATCTATGGGGCCATCGGTCCGACATCAAATAATATTTACGGTGGCCCGTTTTCGGTCTTAACAGGAAAGCCGTGGATAGGCAGTATAGCGAACACCAGCACTGGCAGAGGCATAGCTAGGGCGGTCTTTCAAAATCCAACTCCAATGTATAACGCTGCAAGTACCATAAAAGCATTTCGTTGGAGAAGTTCTTATTTGTTTGGAAGCTATGGCGAAGAATTTGGTCCTGTTGGCCCTTTCAGCGAAACAGACCTGCATAACTATCTTGATGAAATGGCGGTCTATTATGGAATTTTATAAGTTTGAAGAGAGCGGCGAACAGGGAACATTATTATTTCCTGCCTCTGTTTGGCTGAATCTTCTTACCGAAACAGAGATGTGTGCCTTTTTTAGAAGCTCAACGCAGATTATTGCAGATACCGCTTTGCTAATGAGTAATCGAGATTGGGTGGTGGATGTTACCAGCACAAGATTTGACAACGTAATGACGGCTTGTGTTTCTGAAAGCATCTTCACAAATGACAGAGTGACTGAATTCAAACGTGGCGTGAAACAGATTAGCGAACCGGAATACAGATATGGCTAGTGGTATTGCTCGACAAATAGATTTGCAATTTAAGGCAAGGGATTAGACATGGCAACGTATGTAAATAATTTAAGGCTCAAAGAGATCACTACTGGTGACGAGTCAGGAACATGGGGTTCTAGCACCAACACTAATCTTGAATTGATTGGCGAAGCTTTGGGTTATGGAACCGAAGCTATTACAACTAATGCTGATACCCATGCTTCTACTGTAGCAGATGGCTCTACAGATGAAGCAAGAGCTATGTATGTTAAATATACAGGAACTCTGGATTCTGCCTGCACAATCACCATTGGCCCCAATACAATGAAAAGGGTCCAGTTTATTGAAAATGCCACAAGCGGCAGTCAGTCTATTATTATAAAGCAGGGTACTGGTGCTACGGTTACTATTGCTACCGGAGCTATGAAAGTTGTGTATCTTGATGGCGCAGGAAGCGGAGCCGCAGTGACAGATGCTCTTGTAGACCTAGACCTTACAGGGACCACAACAGCAGTTAATGTGACGGCCAGCGGGACAGTAACAACTGCAAATGTAACGGTAAGCGGAATAGTTAGTGTAGCTGATGGGTCTGCTGGTGCGCCTTCTATAACAAACACGGGAGACACCAACTGTGGGCTGTATTTTTCTGCCGCAGATACTTTGGCGTTTAGTGCTGGAGGGACAGCACAGGTTACCTTTGCTGATGGTGTTATTGCACCCGTTACGGACAATGATGTAGACCTTGGAACATCTAGCTTAGAGTTTAAGGATGCCTATTTCGATGGAACAGTAACGACAGATGCTTTGATTTCAGAGCAGGTCAATATATCTGCACAAGGTGATCTTAGGCTGGAGGATGCCGCTGGAGGTCAGTATATCGGTCTTGATGCGCCTGCAACAGTAAGTTCTAGCGTTACCTATACTTTGCCAGAAGACGGAAGCTCAGGGCAGGTATTAAAAACTAACGGTAGCGGAGTTCTGTCGTGGACCAGCGTCAATACTCCCGGAGCGGCTGGCGAGTTTACTCAGGTAGATATTACAAGTCAGGGGGATCTCAGACTCCAGGATAGCTCTGGCGGTCAATATATTGCTCTTCAGGCAAACGGAACAACAACATCGTACACTATTACATTTCCTGCCGCTGTAGGATCAAACGGTCAGTTTCTTACTACTGACGGGTCAGGAAATCTTTCGTGGTCTACTGGTGCAGGAAATTACAGTGCTTGGTCTGTTATTACATCAGACACAAGTCTTGCTGCAAAAGGGCAGTATGTTTCTAATAGCGGAAGCTCATTGACGCATACGTTGCCAGCAGGATCAGCAGGGGACACTGTGGTTCTTTCTAATGCCGGAGCAGGAACTGTTACAGTTGCCAGAACAAGCTCTCAGAAAATAGACTCTGCCGCAGAGGATGGAACTCTTTACTCTGGTGCTTCTGTTCAACTTGTTTATGTGGATAGCACAATAGGTTGGCACTCAATATAGGAATAAATTATGGCCGTTTTAGGAAATAGAGTTATCAAAAGTATACAACGGGGGCAGACTACGCTTGCAGCGGCTGGTACTTCTAACGTAACAATTACTGCGGTAGACCTGGCTAAGTCTTTTGTTAGTGTTAACTGCAAAACCGGATACCAAGCAGGTAAAGCAAATAGCACAACTAGCGATTATACCTCTTATGGTGCTGGTTTTACTGGGGGTGGATATCTTAGCTCTACGACAAATTTGGCTTT